GGACTATAAAAACTACATTACAAAAGAGGTGAATGATGGTGTTAATCCTGTATATGAAGAGTTCCGAGATCCAATACTTAAGATACTCACAGCAAATGCATTACAACAAGCCGTAAAAGAAACTGTGGGGAGTGTGGTTGACCTTCCCGAGAATGAGCTATTTCTAGGAACATACAAAACCGATGAAGAACAAAAAAATCAATCGTTATTTAGAAACGGATTACAAAATACACTACAAGAACGCTACAAGCGTAACGTAGGTCTTTACGTTAAGGATTACATCGACCGGATTAAATCTCAAAATCCACCCTTAACACCCGAGGAGACGCAACAGAGGGAAATGAACTCAGCCGCGGTGGAACAGAAGCGAAGAGCTTACCGTCGGATGACCGAGAGTGGAGCGACTTTGACAGACGAAAACGGAAACATTAAGCCAGCGATTAGAAACGAAACGGCATCCGATTGGCTTCCCGTGGACAAAGATTTGTATTATCCACTACCCCCAGCTAACGCCACATTCAACAACGAGATTGGTCGTATAGAGTTCAAAAGTGCGCCTGTAAAATCTAGGTTGACTGCACTGAGAGGGCTGGCGAGCGAAGCTAGCAACTTAGACCGAGTGACTTCTGTGGCAGAGGACATAGAGTCAGTTGTAGGTCAGGACCAAGAAGGTGTGCTATATGACAAAGAGCTTGAACTTGTGAAACATTCGGGACTGCCACTGAACACGTTATTAAAGGATAAAGGAGTGCGAGAAGTTTCAATCGACGGAGGCTTTTTCTCTAAGGACACGACAGCGGCAATCCTTTACAATAAATATGGTCACTTTAACGACCCAACGGAAACAACAAAGAGGATCTTTAACCTTGACGCTGTTATTAAGTATATCCAAGACGATAACGATAAATATTTCATCAGAATCCACGATAAACTTCTTAAAGATAAAATGCCTCTAAAGGACTTCATTAACAACCAAGTTACATTCTTTGAGTCTTTCGCTGGAGATATTACTAACGCGCAAAAACCACAACAAAACAACAAATAACATGAGTCTTTTTGCTTCTCAAGCCTTGCTTAAAAGTTCACGCTTCCTTGCTCCTAACTCCCAAGATGTTACCACATTCGGAGAGGTTGATGAGGATTACGCCCATCTCGACCGCTTCCAAACCGCCCAGCAGATGAAGAGAGAAGCTCCTGATGATGTGGGTTTTATTGAAGACGTAGCAACAGGAGTGGCATCCGGTGTTGAAGGATTCGGAAGATCGCTCGTAGGTTTTGCGGATATGGTCCTGTTTGATGCCCTTCCCGATGAATGGTCCGAACGAACCTTTGATCGCCCACAAGGGATGGTTGGAGGATTGGTTGAAGGAATCACTCAGTTTGGATTAGGTCTTATTCCTGGTCTTGGAGTTGCTGGTCTAGCCGCGAAAGGAGCCAAGGCTTTTGGAGCCGGTAGTAAACTTGTATCGGGTGTTAAGACAATCACGGCTGGAGCCACGGCTGACTTCATTGCCTTCGACGAACACGAGGCGCGACTTAGTGACTTCCTTGTAGGTCACGATGCAACCCGTAACTCAATTACAGAATACCTCCAGTCTAACGAAGAGGACAGTGCCTTTGAGGGACGCATGAAGAACGTCATTGAAGGGGGAGCATTAGGCGCAATCGGAGGAGTCCTTATCAAAAGCGTAAAGGCTCTTAAGAAAGGAAAACAACTGGATGGAACCCCTGCTTCGATAGCCGCTAAAGAAGCTGCTGACAAGGAGCTTAAACACGCTCTAGTGGACACAGGACTCGCAACTGAGGACGGTCTTAGGTTGGTGCAAGAAACCGACGAACTACTACCCGAAGCGACCATGAGAGTTCAAACTCAAATGTCAGTGTCTCGTCTGGATTACCAAGGAAGCCCTAACACAAAGACTGACCCAACAAGCATCACTCCGAAATACCCAGAGTGTAAATAAGCGGATAATAATACCAATCAACAATCATGAGTGAACCCTGTTATACTGGAGGACCAGAAGCCCTTATAAACAACGCTAACGCCCTTGAAGCACTATTAGGCGCAGATAAGTTTAGTAAAATCCGAGATGTCGTTAATGGCATCACTAAAAACTTAGAAGAAGAACTACCCACACTCACTGAGGATAACTTAAAAGAAGTGTTCGCCACCATGCGTGCGCGTGAGACAGCTACAGGTGGAAACCCTGAGATTTATAAGAGCGCACTCCAGAACATCACACTAAAGAATCCCGATGGGACTAGAGCAGATGATGTGTTTGAAGCGATTCGTTCTGTGATGTTACACCAACATGTTTACACCCAGGGGATGCAAGTAAGCACGAACAAGATGATCGGGTTGGCTGAACAGATAACAAACGCCAAGTCCAAAGGGTTATCCGCAAAAGAGGTAGAAGGTTTAGAGGTTCAGTTTATCTCCGCACAGGCGCAGCTAAGGAACTACATGGCCCATCGTTCATCCATCGGTTCTGGGTTGAGTTTTGCCTTTTCCCAGAGACGCAAGTCGAACGTGGTCAACGCGACAGAAGCCTTGGATGGTTATGTGGAGTCGTTCACCAAGAACTACAAGGATGCTTTTGAAGGCGAAGAGTTTCTTCAAGGGGTTGAACGCAACAGTAAAACCAAAGAAATCCTTGAGCGTCAGATCAAAGACCTAGCCGAGGATGCTGACATATCGCCTCACGTTCAAGCCGCAAAGGATGCGGTGACGGAAACCCAAGCGGATCTTGATAACTACCTTAAGGCACGCGAAGCTGGCGCAAAGAAAGCTGATGAAGCAGGTGTCGCAAAGAAGAAGAAGAAGACCGAAGTTGATCAGACGGAAGTTGATCTTCAAGCCAAGGTGAAAGCAGCGAATGAGGATGTTACTCAGTTAACACGACTCAAAGACCTTCAAGATGACGTTAAGGCTGAAGAGATGGGAGAAAGCGCAATCCAAGCAGAGATTGACAGTCTTAAAAAGTCCCGAGGTAAAACCATCGGGAAACTTAGAAAGCGTCTGGCTGAACTGAAAGAAGACGCATCCTCCACAGAGAGGCCGGTTATAGAGAAGCAGATTGCGGATCTTCAAGAGTTGAACCGTCTAAAAAGACAACGGACCAAACTAAAGAACGAAAACAAATCAATTGATGATGTTGAAGCAGAGATTGGTGAGTTAAGAGATAGGATAGACAATATCAAAGAACTTAACAAACTTGAACAAACACTAGCTCGTCTTAAGAATCCCAAGAGCGACATCAAGAAGACCAAAGAGGAGATCGAAAAGATCAAGAAGGCACGGGAAGAAGAAGCCCGAAGAAGGATCGAGGCATCGGAAATAACAACCGAAGCCCAATACAAGAAATTCATCAACCAGACTCTAGGAGCTAGGGATGCAAAAACCTTGGCTAAACGTCTTACATTCGCTGATAAGATGGGCAAAGCTGAAGAGTCCGTAAGGCACGCTGCAAACATGTCAGAGAAAACAGGGTTCCACAAGACACTGGATATGGGATTGCAGTGGTTCACAGGAAGTCTCCTGAGTGGTCCTCCAACATTCGTCCTTAACGCTGTAACACCTATCCTTTCCAGAACTCTTCAACAACTAGAGCTAGCCACGGGCGCATTGATGACAGGTAACATGCCTCTCTTCAAAGCATCCCTAGATATGCACAACCTGTTCTACGGGACACGCGATGCCTTCAAAATGGGGAACGCATCCCTCCAGATGGATAAAGACGCACTCTTAGGGGGGCAACGGATGTTTGACGAAGGTGATGACTTCGGCGCGTTTGCGTCTGCCAACTTCAAAAACGTCTTCCTGAGTAACGAACCGATGTCGAAAGTGATGGATACCATTAACTTCCTTACAAGGCTCCCCAACAGGATCAATGGATCGGTTGACTCATTCAACAAAACAATGGCAACCATGAAGTATCTTCGGACTCACTTTACGGCTGACGCAATCGCCAAGAAGATTCCGCATGGTGAAGTAGAAGAATACGTTCGTAAGAATGTCCAAAAGATGTTCAACAAGGACGGATCGCTTTACTCGGAAGCTAGGATGATGAAGGCAGCGGTGAAGCAAGCCAACGACGAAGGTCTTAGCCGCTCCTCGGACGAAGCTACCATCAAGTTCCAACAAAGAGTTGCAGAGATTATTGAAGGTCGCCTCAAGGATCTAGGACCGGATAAAACTAATGCTGACACCTTATCCCGCACGGCTGAAAAGTTTGCGCGTGAAAGCACCTTCACTGATGAACCAGGTAAGTTCACTCAACTCATCAAACAAGGCTTGAACCACATGCCCGTGTTTAAGTTCATCATGCCGTTCGTAAGCACACCCATGAACATCCTTCACTTCGGTTGGAGACGCACACTTCCAGGCGCAATGATTGATGGAATGATTCCCGTTCTTAAAAAGACCAAAGACGCAAGAACGAAGGAATGGGCTGAACTCACTCCTATGGAGCAAGCAGCATCAAGAGGACGTTATGCAACCGCAGTGGCTTCCACAGGGGCTATGATTTACTTTGCCTCCCAACACGGTGACCGCATCACTGGGGGTGGACCACGAAACCGACAAGAACGTAAAGCGTTAATGGCGACCGGATGGCAACCTTACTCGTTCGTTATGAAGGGCGAAGACGGCTCAAAGACGTATGTTAGTTATGAACGAGTAGATCCGTTGGCAACCATGATCGGTCTTATCGCTGACGCAGCGGAGTTCACAAAGATGAACCCTGATGACAACGAAAGTTTTGCCGAGTTGTTTTCAGCGTTTTCCTTCACCGTGGCAGAGAACATGACCGACAAATCATTCCTTCGTGGTATTAACAACATTCTTAACATCACTCAAGAGCCGGACATTTACATACCGAAGACGTTTAAGGATATTGGATCAGCAATGGCAGTCCCTATGTTCCTCGATAAAATCAAGAACGTAGATGGTGAGCAAATGATCCGCGAGTCACGGACACTTGGAGACGCGATCTTGCGTAAATTACCTGTTGCCGAAGAAAGAGTTCCCCCAAAGAGAACTTTTCTTGGTGAAGCTGTTTACAAGCAGAACCCACTCGGAGTCTTGGGAATGATGAATCCAATCTACATCAAAACCACCAAAAACGACTTAGTGGATGAAAAGATCCAAGGACTTCTGTATGGATTCTCGATGCCTCAACATAACTGGACAAAGGGAAAGGAAACGGACATGAGAGAGTTCTACAATCCCGATGGAAGGCAAGCCTACGACCGCATGTTGGAACTCACCAGTGAACATAAGATCTACGGACGAACCCTTCGCCAGTCATTGAAGGCACTGTTCAAATCACCGGCGTACAAACAAGCCGAACAGAACTTCCAGCAATTTGGAGGTGGTGAAGGCGACACCGATCCCCGAGTGCGTCTTGCTAAGAGAGTCATCACGCGCTATCGCAGTGTCGCCAAACGCCTTGTTATTCAAGAGTTTCCAGAACTTCAACAAACTGTTAAACAGGTGCAACAACGTAACTATCAACTCCGAACCGGACAATCAATAAACCCAATCCCATCCCTCTAAAACATTATGGCTTTAACAACAACAACCGCCCTGTCATTTTATCAGCTAGAAAGCGCAGACAGAACCGAGTGGACTAACCCTATCACCTTCTCCCTTGAAGCCTTAAGTGCTGACGATATTGAAGTTTGTGTTATCAACTCATCAGCGGCTGAAGCATTTCAAAAGCTGACACTTATCAAAGACACGGACTACACGCTGAACTTCGCCGCTAAGACCGTGACATGCACTTCAACAAACTGGAGTGATCTCAGCAAAATCAACAACCACGCAGCGAACCAAATCCGAGTCTTCCGTGCGACCTCAATAACCGAACTCGTTGATTTCACCAATGGTGCAGTGTTGAGTGCAGAAGATCTTAATCTTGCCTATAAGCAAAACTTGTTCGCCGCACAGGAAATGAATGAAGACGCTGGGCATACAAAAGGTGGAATCCAGAGTGTCAGTTCAAATGCGCTGGCAGATAACGCTGTGGAAAACGCAAAGATTCAAAACAATGCTGTGACTTCTGACAAGATTGCCAATGATGCTGTCATCGCAGCAAAGATTGCGAGCGGAGCAGTTACTACAACAAAGCTCGCAGCAGCAGCGGTTACCGAGGAAAAGATTGAGACAGAAGCAGTTACCACTACCAAGATTGAAAACGATGCAGTCACCACCGTGAAGATATTGGATGATGCAGTAACATACGCTAAAGTAGCCCCTGCGAGTAAAGCCCAAATGGAAGGACAAAGTGCCGCCGGAGTGGTGACTCCTGATGTGCTTAAGCATAGTCCTTTTGCTCCTAAGTGTTACGGGGTGGTTAGTTATGATGATAGCACTCCATCGCTTTCAAGCGGATCTTTTAACGTGGCATCGGTTTCCGAACCATCAACAGATAAACGCCAAGTCACTTTTACCACAGCGTTAAATGACGCAAGTTATGTGGTATTAGCAACAATGCAGAATCTAAACTCAGCAGTAGGTGCTGATGAAATAGTAACCATAACTGCTAAAACAACCTCATCCTTTACAATGGAGTCTTCCCACAATGATAATGCGGATTTAAGTATTAACTTCGTGGTCTTCGGAAGTACCTATTAAGAACCCATGAACCCAAATCTTAACACACCTATGATCGGGGTCACCGGATTGATTGCTAACATAACCCTTGAACAAGTGAACACCTCAGTTGCTATCGCCGTAGGATTAACAACCTTAACATACATGGTGATTAAGATTTACCACGCCCTAAGAAAACGATGAAAGACGAATCCCGTAGCATTAAAATGGAGGGTCTCCAGGATCTCTTGATTGACACCTTCATTGATCGCATCCAAAGCGGAGATGACACCCCTGCTCTCTTAAACGCTGCCCGACAGCTACTTAAGGACAATAACATCAGCGCAGCAGTCACCAAAGGATCACCCTTGGATAGCCTAGTGAACATCCTTCCCTTTGACGATCCGACTGATCAAGTAGTCAACGAATGAGCGACCTTCCGAAAAAACTCCAAGACTTCCGCAACTTCCTTTGGATGACGTGGAACCACTTGTCACTTCCAGCACCTACTCCTATCCAATACGAGATAGCCGAGTGGATGCAACACGGACCACGCCGAGGTGTTATCCAAGGGTTCCGTGGTGTGGGTAAGTCATGGATTTGTTCAGCCTTCGTTGTTCACCAACTACTCCTTGATCCCCAGAAGAACATCCTGGTGGTCTCTGCGTCCAAGAACCGCGCCGATGACTTCTCGACGTTCACCCTCCGTATCATTCACGAGATGGAGATCCTTGGACACCTAAAGCCCAACGACAAGCAACGCTTCTCCAAGATCTCCTTTGACGTTGGCCCAGCGCAAGCCTCACACGCACCCAGCGTCAAGTCCCTCGGTATAACATCCCAGCTTACCGGTAGCCGTGCGGACATCATTGTGGCTGATGACGTAGAGGTTCCCAACAACTCCGCGACCCAATCCATGCGGGACAAGCTCTCGGAACAGGTCAAGGAGTTCGAAGCTATCCTTAAGCCTAACGATGACAGTCGCATTCTGTTCCTTGGGACTCCACAGTGCGAGGACAGCATCTACAACAAAATGCTCGAAAGGGACTACGAGACTCGCATTTGGCCGGCGAAGAAGATAGGCGTGGAGAAGTCAGAGAAGATCTACCAAGGTAACATCGCCGCCTCGTGCATCGATGATGACCTTATCGGAAGCCCTACAGAACCGACACGATTCTCCGAGATCGACCTTGCAGAACGGGAGGCATCCTACGGAAAATCAGGGTTCGCGATGCAGTTCATGCTGGACCCCAAGCTGTCCGACTTAGATCGTTATCCATTGAAGATCAATGACTTAATTGTTATGGACATTGATGACACCACGGCTCCCGAGAAGCTGGTCTGGGCGCAATCACCTGAGAACGCTTGGGATGCCACAGTGCCAAACGTAGGGTTCACAGGGGACCGCTTCTTTCGCCCCATGAAGGTCATCGGTGATAACATCCCATTCACTGGTAGTGTGTTAGCCATCGACCCATCGGGACGAGGCAAGGACGAAACCTCATGGGCAGTCGTAAAGATGCTCAACGGGTATCTCTATGTGACGGATGCCGGCGGTATGCAAGGGGGATACGATGATACCGTCTTAAAGGTTCTCACGATGAAGGCCAAGATGAACAACGTGAATGTTATTGTTGTTGAAAGCAACTTCGGTGACGGCATGTTCGTAGAGATCCTAAAGCCCTATCTATCAAAGATTTATCCGGTAACCGTCGAAGAGGTCCGTCATAACATCCAGAAGGAGAAGCGCATCGTGGACACCCTGGAACCCGTGATGAACCAACACAAGCTGGTCATCGACCCAAAGGTCATCAGGAACGACTACGATACCGCCCAGAAGTATCCCATCGAGTCCCAACTAAGATACCAGTTGATGTTCCAGATGTCTCGCCTGACACGCGAAAAGGGAGCCTTAACACACGATGACAGGCTTGACGCACTATCAATGGGAGTGGCATACTGGGTCGAACAGATGGCACAGGATGCCGACATTAAGATCTCCGAACGAAAAGAGGAGGACATCCAAAGACAGCTTCAGAAGTTCACGGATTCCTACTACAAGATCAACGCTAGCAAAGCCCCCTCAACCACATGGATATAAAAGACGAACTAAACGAGGCAATCAGGCTTCTTGAAGGATTACGCTCTAGGATCGATTCTGAGAGCCTTGAGGATGATTCTGGAGGTCACACTAAAGAAATCGCTGAAAACGCGCAGGAGCGCATCCTCGTGCTTGCAGTGGGGCATTCTAGGGAGCTTGATGCGGGGGCTGTGGCATGCGACGATGAAACCTACGAGTGGCACTACAACACTGACCTCGCCCACAGGATCTCCGAATACCTTCCCGATCACATCAATACAACCCTCATCAACCACTACGAAGGGGATTCCTACACCGAGTCCATGCGGTGGCTCAAGAAAACCATTGACCCTCTCAATGCGGACCTTGTATGTGAACTCCATTTCAACAGCTTCAGCAACCCCAACGTCAAAGGACACGAGATGCTACACTGGCACTCATCATTGAAGGGACGCGATGCCGCCACCAATATCAACGATGCCATGAACGATTACTTCCCCAATAACACCAACCGAGGAGTCAAAGGGGTAACACACGGTGAACGCGGTGCTGGATTTCTGTATGGCCCCAAGGCTCCCTGCGTGATCATCGAGCCTTTCTTTGGGTCAAACCCCGATGAATGGGAGGCTTTTGGGGAGACCGAAACCACCTTCAACGCCCTTGCAAAAACCTTAGCACGGGGAATATCTATAACACTCTCTTAATCAAGGACTCATAAATAACACCCATAATAGGGAGGAAAGAAAGCCTCTCTTTAAGATTTCTCTGAGATAGGAGAAGGAGGGGATAAAAATAACAATCCTCTCTTAAAGATAGCTCTGAGATTTATTTATTATTTTTTATCCTTATTATTATCCAATCTTAGAGAAAGCTCTAAGAGATCTTAAAGAAGGAGGAGAAAGAGAGAGAGAGAGAGAGACACCTTTGTAGTGTTCAATGCAACGTAACTCCAACATCCCAGAGTCAGCCAAGGATCGCCTTAAGTTAGCCTTAAGTATCCTTAACGAACACTTCGATGATGTCCTGGTGGTTGTGAATCACAGGGAGACCAGTAACATCCATGTGGAGTCCCCAACGCCTTATGCGGCCCTCGGGATGCTTCCGACTGTCCAAGGGAAGCTAAGGGAGTCTGTAGGACGCAACGAGCTGGCTCAGAGCATGCGTGAAGAGGGAGGTGATTATGGATTGTTATTTGATGAAGAAGACCTCGGTGATGAGGAGCAGGAATAGTTTTGTTACAAAAATCTGAAGGGGTATATATAGCTCAGCGCCGCAAAATTCCCCCCGCAACCCTACTAGTATTTACCTTGTGACTACCGTTTGTTGCGCTTTTTAGCAAGGGGGGGGTCTATTGCTAGGGATTACAGGCGTGATGCCTTGTCGTGTAGTCCGCAGTGACGACATAAAGAAAGTCTTTGCATCGATTGGATGACTAGGGGGAGTGTTATTGACCAAGGGGGACCCACAATCGAAACTGTTGAATCTCCCTCATGGTTTTCATTTCCGCTTGTTTTTGTCGTTAGCCCCCCTTTGAAATTATCTTCCACCGATAACACACTTAAAGACAACACTTTAAAAACAATCGTGTAAAAACACAAAGAAAACACTTGTTGCCACTCCAATAATCGCCATACTACCGTCGTTATGGGATTAGATCAATACGCTCACAGACAGGACTCTAACGGAGAGGATGTAGAACTCGCCAATTGGAGAAAGCACAACGCCTTGCAGGGCTGGA